CTTCGGAAAATCTGTAGGCGCGACCTTGATCCCGACTGCCCCCTATGATCCGCTATCTTATATGGAAACACCCTCTCCTACAGGTGATGAGATGACACCGTTAAGCATCGACAAACTCAAGGCGCAACTGGCCGAGAAGGCCAAGACCGCGACCATCGAACCCACGGCGGAACCCGTGACCGTTACCCTGAAGACGGCCTTCGAAAGCGTCAAGGATGTCAGCGAAGCCGGGGGAGCCCTGCCGGCAGTACCGCCGAAGCTGGCCCTCGCCAAGTTCATGTATCAAGAGACCAAGGGGACGCAGAACCCCTACTACGCCGTGGCGATCGGACCCGGCCTGAAGGTGGGAGCCCGGTGGTCACCGCATGCACTGGCGATCCGCTTCGAGGGACCAGACCTGCAGGGTGACGCCGCCAAGTGGCTGTCCATGGCCGGCATCGAAATGAAGACAGGCTACGCCTCCTGCCATATCGGCTTCGAGGGCGAGAACAACCTGTCACTGATGCAGCGGACCCTGCTCTCGATGATCGGGGCGACGATGTACAAATTCAATTCCCCGATCCCGAGTATCGAAAGGCTCAAGAAATGTTCTCAACCGAAATCCTTCGGGCTATAAAGGTCGGGCAGGTGGCGAACCTCGCCCCGCTGCTCCCCAAGGTCTCCAAAGAACTGGTCAAGGCCACGGTCGCTGACGTCATCGTCCAGAACGACGGGTCGTTCTTCGTCCGGTTCGCCAAGACTTATTTCGGCACGTACATGGGCGAAATGTCGGTCAGCGTGAACACGAAAGGAGAACAGAAATGGCTGCATCGCTAGGGGCCAAGAAGGTCAAGGAACCGAAGCCGGAGAAGTACAAGCCTCTCTACCAGCTCGGCACCGCCAACCTTTACCATCTGGCCGACATCACCGGCATGGCCATGCGCATCGACGGCCACCGGCTGGAGGGCGTTCCGGGTCAGAAAACCTTGGATATCAGGGGGTTCCCGATCAGCTACCAGCCCAAGCGCGTTGACGGCATCGTCGGTAAGGAATACGCAGCATTGGACATCCACATTGGTGGGGTCCTTCACCTATACTTGCTCGTGCTGGCATCTGATCATATCCGAAACTTTACCATCCTTTGGATATCCTCTGGAAACCCCACAGAGCCTCTACAGAGTGCTTTAAAGGATGGGGACGAACCGAAACCCCTTCCCGATTTTCTTCCCCTTTTTGACGGAAATACTAAGCAGGGATTTTGGAGTAATGATCGAAAACAGTGGGCAGAACTACCCGAAGCTGCTTATATGGACCTCCGCGAACGCGGCAACGTTGACAACAATCTTCGGAAGCTGCTTCAAGGATAAACCGTGGCTCAGCCACCAGTTCCTGACCTTTGATCCTTCCGAGCCTGTCCCAGTTCCACAACCGGGGCAGGTTCTTCTTGCGTGCGGCAGCAAGCCGATGAAGATGCTGCAATCGGAAGGACTGCTGCCGAAGAACCTCGGACTGCTGAAGCTGCGCGAGACCCCGTGGCCCATAGCAAGCGGGGGCCACATCTTCATCAGCTTCGACCCGAACTCCTGCGCCTCCGACGTCGGCAACAAACCGCTGATGCAATGGGACGTGCAACTTATTGCACGCTACATGGAGACCGGTTCGCTGCAGCCGAAGCTGGGCAAATACAAATGGGTCGAGAACTTCTCCGACCTGATCAACCGCGTCATGGTCAGCTTCATGAAGGAGGGCGCTGCTTCCGACGTGACCCTCGATCTGGAAACCATGGGGCTGTCGCCCTTCCATGAAGACAGGGACATCATCTCGATCGCCTTCACCGACCGCTCCGGTTTCGGGGAGGTGTTGTATCTGGGCGACAACTTCGACCCATGCCCGATCGAACAGCCTGATCATTTCAAGGTGATGGACGCCCACGGCAATCTCACGCAACTGCACACCGTCCTCGATCAGATCAAGTGGCTCTGCCAGACCGATCAGGTCAAGATGCGCGGCTCCAACCTCAAGTACGATAATCTGTGGATGTACGAGAAGTGGGGCTTCCGCGCGGAGAACTTCAAATTCGATAATGCCCTCGTCGGCTCGATGCTGGACGAGAACCGCTCGAACTCGCTGAACGTCCACACCAAGGTGATGGTCCCGGATCTCGGCGGCTACGACGATGAACTGAACAGCCTCCACGACAAGTCGCACATGGAGAACATCCCGCCCGAGGATCTGCTGCCGTACGCGGCCGGTGACGTTGATGCGGCGCACCGGGTGGCCGACCAACTGCGCGATGACCTGCTGAACCAACCGGCCTTGGCCCGGTTCTACATCACCATCCTGCACCCCGCCGCCCGTGCCTTCGAAATGATCGAACACCGTGGTATTCACATCGACACCGACGCCTACGCCAAACTGCACGACGAGCTGAACACGACGATCGCCGGGGCCGAGCAACGGTGTATCGAGCTGCTGCCCGGCAAACTCAGATACAAGTACAAGGACCGCATTGAGGATCAGCTTGCCCAAGGCAAGGACCCGATGCTGCCGTCGATCCTCAAGGACTTCTTCTTTTCGCCACAGGGCCTCGACCTGAAGCCGAAGATGCTGACCGGCAAGACCGAACAGCCGTCGATGGCGATGAGCCACCTGAAGCAGTTCATCATCGAAAGCCCGGAAGCGGCGACGATGGTCAAGTCGTTGCAGGAGATGGGATCGGCCAGCAAGACCCGCTCGACCTTCGTCATCGGCTTCCTCAAGCACCTGACCCCCGACAACAAGTTCCACCCGACCTACATGCTCTACAAGGGGGCGTATCAGGACGACGAGGGCGACGAGAGCGGCACGGTCACCGGGAGACTGTCGGCCAAGGACCCGGCATTCCAGACGGTGCCGAAAAAGACCATCTGGGCCAAGAAGATCCGCCGTTGCTTCATCGCCCCGCCCGGCTACGTGATGTTCAACATCGACTTCTCGCAAGGGGAGTTGCGCATCGTTGCCTGCGTCGCCAACGAGACGACGATGATCAATGCCTACGAGCAGGGCCTTGACCTGCACGCCGTTACCGGGGCCAAGCTGGCCGGCGTCGAGTTCAACGAGTTCCTGTCGTGGAAGGACCACCACGAAAAGGCCAAGGCGCAGATGTTCGATGACCTGCGCGGCAAGGCCAAGCCGGCGAACTTCGGGCTGCTCTACGGCATGGGCTGGCAGGGCTTCCAAGCGATGGCGTGGGCGCAGTACAACCTCGTGCTCTCCGACAAGGAAGCGATGCAGATCCGCGAGGCGTTCTTCCAGCTCTACCCGGGGCTGGTACATTACCACGACGAATACAAGAAGTTCGCCAAGATCCACCAGTACGTCGAGAGCCCGCTCGGCCGCATCCGCCACCTGCCGATGATCAAGTCTTGGGACCAAGAGGTCAGGGCACGGGCGGAGCGTCAGGCGATCAACTCGCCCATCCAATCCACGCTTTCCGACTTGATGCTCTGGTCAATCGCCCTGATCGAAGCTAACTTCCACCCCGACGATGTCCGGTCGATCGGGATGGTGCACGACGCGCTGGTAGGCTACATGCGGGAAGACAAGGTTCAGGAACTGATGCCACAGGTCATGGAACTGATGTCCACGCTCCCCGTCAAGGAGCTGGGCTGGAACCCACAACTGTCCTTCCCGGTCGATGCAGAATTCGGGCCGAACATGGCTGATATGTCTAAGTTTAAACTCGCGGCTTGAGAAAGGGCGCACCGTGACCAAAAAAGTGAGCAAGAAAGAGATCGACGCGGCGCTGCCGATAACCCGCGAGCTGGTGAAGAACGACGACGGCCGCAAGGGCTATTCGGTGTCGATCGCCATGCCCGAGATGGACACCCTGCTGAAGCTGGCAGGCTTCGAGGCCTCCTCGAATGCCAAGGAGACCGAGGACCAGTTCAAGAACTATTACATCGGCGGCTCGGCCGGCCAGCAGTATGCGATCATCAAACCGCCGTACAATCAGGACCAGCTCTGGCGCTTGACCACGGAGAACAACGCCCTGCTGCCGTGCATCGACGCCTACGTCACCAACATCGACGGCACCGGCTACACGCTGATGGCCGACGACGCCAAGCCGGATGACGCCGACAACGATCCTGAGCTGAAGGAACTGTGGGACTTCTTCGGAGAGGTCTGGCCGGGTGAGAGCTTCCAGCTCCTGCGCAAGAAGGTCCGCCGCGACCGCCACACCGTGGGCAACGGCTATTTCGAGATCATCCGCAACCTGATGTCGGAGATCACCTTCATGCGCCACGTCGATGCCAAGACCATGCGCATCGTGGCACTGGACGATCCGATCCCGGTCACCAAGACCTACAAGCGCTGGGGCGAAGACGTCCCCGTCACCTCCTATATCCGCGAACGGCGCTTTGCCCAGATCACCAACATGGGCGGGCAGGTCATCTACTTCCGTGAATTCGGGGCGACCCGCCACCTGAGCAAGACCACTGGCAAGTGGGAAGACGCGGCCAACCCCGTCGCCCTCTCTGACCGCGCCACAGAGATCATGCACTTCGTTGATATCCCTGACGCGACCTCGCCCTACGGCGTGCCGCGCTGGATCACCCAGCTCCCCTCGGTGCTCGGCTCCCGCAAGGCGGAAGAGTTCAACATGGACTTCTTCGACAATGGCGGTATTCCCCCGGCGCTGATCGTCCTGCAGGGCGGCACCCTCGCGGCCAAGACACGGCAGGCACTGGAGAGCATGATGTTCGTCAAGGCTGCCAAGAAGCAGCGCTTGATGGTCGTGGAGGCAGAACCAAATGGCGGGTCACTGGACAATCCCGGCAACGTCAGGGTCACGGTCGAGCGCTTCGGCACCGAACGCCAGAACGACAGCATGTTTGAGAAATACGACGACAAGTGCGAACAGCGCGTCCGTCGATCCTTCCGTCTACCGCCGATCTTCGTCGGTGCGTCCTCGGATTATAACTTCGCTACCGCCTACGCGTCCTACACGGTAGCCGAGGCACAGGTATTCCGCCCCGAACGAGAGGACTTTGACGAAGCAATTTCGATCAAGCTGATCCCGGCGCTGAAGAAGACCAAGCGGGTTTACCGCATGCGCAGCCTGCCTTTGCAAATTCAGGAAGCCTCTACGAAGATCGAAGGCGTGAAGATCGCCCGCGACACCGGCTTTGTCTCGCCAGCGACAGTAATTCAGTCCGTCAACGAGTTCGCCGGGCTGAACCTGAAGATCGAGGCGACCCAGACAATGCCACAGGTCGGGCAGGTGACAGAGGCTCCCGGCGAAGGCGGCAAGGCTCCGACCAAGGATCTCAACAGCCAGACGGGCCTTCCCAACGGCAAGGTACTGCCCAGCGGCTCGAAATAACCTACAGAGACATTTCACTGTCCCTATAATTCACACAGCGCGGTCCATGGAGATAACCATCGGGCCGCGTTTGCGTTTGCAACATATTGCACTGACAACCCCCCTCTGCCATTCATCATCCATTCTGTGGTTGGTTCGAGAGGGAAACGGTGACCGACAACGCCATCTCCATCGCGATCAAGAAAGCAGACGAAGACCAGCGCTTGGTCTACGGGGAAGTTTACGCACCGGACAAACTCGACAGCCAGAATGATTTCATGACGGCCGAGACGATCCGCAAGATGGGCCACGAGTTCCTAGCGAACGCAAGGGTCCTGAACGTAGACACGAACCACGACCGGGTGCCGAACGGTTCAGTCGTAGTCGAGAGCTTCATCGCTCGTGACGGAGATCCAGACTTCATCCCCGGTTCTTGGGTGGTGGCAGTCTACGTCCCTTCAGACGACGTCTGGGCCATGGTCAAGTCTGGCGAGCTGAACGGCTTCTCTCTTGATGGCACCGGGGTACGCGTCGCAACCGAAGTCACTCTCATCCTGCCAGATGTCATGAAGGGTCGCACCTCCAAGCACGAAGACGACGATCACGATCACGAGTTCGTTGTTTGGTATGATGGAGACGGCAACCTGATTGGTGGAATGACTGATGCCGGTCCTGACGGTCACAAGCACGAAATCCTCCGGGGGACCGTGACTGAAAACTCCAACGGGCACAATCATCGGTTCTCTTACCTCGAAACAGTGGTGATGGTTTACGGCGATGACGACGATCAAGCTGACAGCAACTGAACTAGCAAACGCCCACACCAACATCGTTTCGATGGTCAAACGCGGTGCGAACCGCATTCCCTTTCGTTTCGTTAAAGAGGACAGCGAAGAAATGCTCGATCTTAACAAAATCGGCCAGTCGGCATTCGCCAAGGCCGAAGTCAAGAAACCCGGCGTTCTCGCCGTCATCGTCAACAAGTCGGCCGATCTTGCGGCCGTCAAGGAAACCCTGAAGGACACCGGCCTCTCCCTCGAAAAGGGTGAAGAGGGCGAAGACACCATCGTCTTCAAGCAGGACGGCATCAAGGAATTCGAAGTCGGTTTCCTCAAGCTCGATGACAACGTCGTCGTCGCTGTCTCCGGTCTCCAGAAATCCTTCTCGACCTACAACTGGTCGGATACGGACTTCTCCACGATCTTCGCACAGCAGAGCTTCTTCCCGACCCTGTATCAGGCAACGGAAGCCTTCCGCGATTGCGTCTACAACATCATGCAGAAGTCGGAAGACAAGGGCGCGATCTCGACCCTCGTCTCCAAGGCGCACAGCGATTTCGGCCAGCTCGTCAACACGCTGGTGGCCTCGATCCCGGAAGCCGCCGTCAAGGCTGACGAAGCCCTCCGCGCTTCCACCGCCGTCGTAGCACCTGCTGCTGCCGAGCCGGCGAAGAAGGAAGAGCCAAAGGCTGAAGAGCCAGCGGTCGAAAAGACCGAAGAAAAGAAGCCGGAAGAAACCGAGAAGGCCGAAGACAAGCCGGAAGGCGAAGACGAAGCCGTCAAGGAAGAAGCCGCTCCTGCAGTGGAAGCAGTGAAGTCCGAAGGCAACACCGAAGACCTCCTCGCCAAGCTGGGCGCGCTGATCACGACCACGGTCGCTAAGGCCATGGAACCGGTCACCGCCGCTAATGAAGCCCTGAAGGCGGACCTCTCGGCCCTTGCCTCCAAGGTCGAAGTTGAGACCCTGAAGACGGACAAGGTCCTGAAGGGCACCATCATCGCCAGCAGCCCGACTGATCGTACGGTCACCACCAAGAAATCTGAGCAAGCGGGGGTTCCTCCTCTGCTCGATACGGCCTTCAACCGCGCCTAAGCGGCGGAAGCCATCACTAAGACCAACCCTCGCAGCAAACAGATAAAGTAAGAGGAAAACATGGATAACGTATCCCTCCTTCAGAAAGCCGACCTGACGATCGCGGACCTGTCCTCGAACGGCGGTGTACTTCTCCCCGAACAGGGCGCAACCTTCATCCGCAAGCTGATCAAGCAGTCCACGCTGCTGCCACAGGTCCGCACGGTCGAGATGAATGCTCCGACCCGCAAGATCAACAAGATCCAGTTCGCTTCCCGCATTCTGCGCGCGGCTGTTTCTGCAACGGCTCCGGGCTCCAGCCAGCGCTCCAAGCCTTCGACCGAGCAGATCCAGCTCAACACCAAGGAAGTCATCGCTGTCGTCTACCTTCCGTACGACGTCATCGAAGACAACATCGAACGCGCTGTCTCGGCCAACAACGAAAATGCCAATGACGGCCCGGCTGCTTTCCGCCAGACGATCATCGAACTGATCGCTGAGCGTGCGGCATCCGACCTCGAAGAAGGTCTGTTGCTCGGTGACAGCACCTACGTCAACGGCGGCGACGCTGACGATCAGGCCTACATCCGCCTCTGGGAAGGCTACCTGAAGCGCGCAGCTACGGGCGGCAACGTCTTCGACGCCGGCAACTCCACCGTTGCCAAGGAACTCTTCAAGGGCGGCATGAAGGCTCTTCCGGTCCAGTACCAGAAGAACATCCCGCAGATGAAGCACTTCATCTCGCTCAACAACGAGATCGAGTACCGCGACACCCTCGCCAACCGTGGCACGGCCATGGGCGACAGCTACACGAGCGGCAACGCTCCGGCTTACGCCTACGCCTCCAAGGTTGAAGGCATCCAGTACATGCCGGGCGACAAGGGCCTCTACACCAACCCGCTGAACCTGATCTTCGGTATCCAGCGTCAGGTGTCGATGGAATTCGACAAGGACATCGAAGCACGCGTCTACAAGATCGTGCTCACCGCCCGCGTCGATTGCCAAGTCGA